TGCCAGCGAAGTTCAAGGGCGTAAGGTCAGCAGCTCTAAAATCGGCTTTTGCATCGGCGCCCCGTTTGCAGTTTTAACCGATTGCCCAAAAACAGTTGGAATCACGCCTTGGGATATTTGGGGCGACACTATGCAGGAACACATTAGCCCCGTATGTGAAGATGGCCCGACCGGGCTTCAGGTCATTTCCGCAGAGACATTTTTCAGCCAAAACGAAAATGCACCGGATATTTATCCCCGGATTTACCACGACCAGAAAGGCCGCCGCTACACAAGCGAAGACGACTGTTTTTGCCTCGTACCCCTGGAAATTATGCTTG